CACCTTCAGCGAATCCCTGAGAATTCTTTCGTTGCTTTTGATAAGCAGTTTTTAATTCTTCATCTAAAGCGCGTATTGGCGGTAGTTTTGCGACTTCTGCGAATACAGCGTCTGCAATAGGTCGCGCCTTATCATCGGGAATAAGATCCTTTTTTAGCATATTAAACTTAAAAATTTCACGAGGATTAACTTCTGGGGCTTCAGAAGAAATTAAGTTTTTTATAAACTTCTGCATATAAGGCTGAGTAGCTCTTGATCCGTAAGTGTCAAATACTTGTGCAGTAAAAAGTTTTAATGCTTCCGAAGATAACTCGTCTTTGTAAGCCTCGTAAGTTCTACGATGAACATCTAAATGTAAAAGTCTTGCACGATCAGCTTGTTCCGGCGTTGTAAGGACGTATTTAAGAGTGCCTGTTTTGTCTCTTGTAAAGCTAGTTGTAGGTATTCCAACTAGTTTTTGATGTCCTTTATGCAACAATTCATGGTACAGGGTTGCGGAAACGTCTGTAGGATCAGTTTGTTCACTGTGTGCCCGTGTTAATATTGTGTCTCTGTCGGGGCCAAACCCTTTTATAGTTTGAGAATATTGACCTTTAAAATCAAAACTAGGGCTATCTAAAGTTTTGTAACCTTCACGTTTTGCGCGGTTAACTCGTTCAACGTCATAAAAACTGGGGCGTTCTTGAGATGCTAAGATCTGTTCTGCCTCTCTAATACTCATATTTCTCATTTCAATATATTCACTTGGCATCCTGCCTTGAGCGTCTTGAAATGCGGCACGTAGAACAGGGTCATTTTTAGACCTGTTAACTATGTCAACTTCAAATTCCAAATCAGCGAGTGCTAGAGCATCATCAGATATTGGGTTTACTTCTTTCTGAGGGACCTCCCTCTGTTGCTTCAACATGAAGTTAAAAAGATCTTGCTCACTCTCTAGGGGTATTTCTCCGCCATCAGCGAACTTTTTTTTTACGAACCCGCCTTCTTGCGCCATCTGAGGCTGTGGTGGAGCTTGTGGCGGCTGTTCTTGCGGTGGTTGTTGTTTGGCCTCTGCCTCCTGCTGGCGGCGGGCTACTTCACGTTTACCTCTGTTGTTGATCTTCTCTAGAACATCGTAGCCAATGATCTTAGCCAGAGTGGGCTCAATGTAGACTTCGCCCTTTGACACGAGCAGGTCTACTGCCTCTTCGTCCCCGGCTTCGTCCTCGCCTGTAGATATTTCAACACCCAGCCGACGGGCTACACCCACTGCATCTAGAATCATCTTCTTGATGTCACCATATCCTGCTACCTCTGCAGCGGCGGCGTTGATGATGAACGCTCCCTCTGGTACTTCCATCGGAATATCATCAGCTACAGTCTCCTCCGGCGAAGCGTTCTGAGATCCAATAACACCAGAGGGAGGTCCGTTGGGTGCCTCCTGCGGGATGGGTTCTTCTGTGGGAACTTGGGAAACACCACCAGTAGCCATCATCCCGTCGACCTGCTCGTCAGTTGTTGCCGTGTTCTCTATTTTTTTATTACGTATGTTAGAGTACGTGCGACGAATCATGTTAGCCTCTTCGGACTTATCTGAAACATCTAGAGCTATGATCATTTTAGGTTGCATGTTAAATCTTTACAGTTCTTGAGCCTATGAGGTATTTGCCTTCGTGTCGTATGTAGGCGTAGTCAGTGCGTTCTTTGTACCTACCTTCTTGACGAGTATATTTTTCGACAACATCTCCGCTATTGGCAGAAACAAACGCTTTGGCTTGTGCCTCTGTTTTAAATGTTCTGGTGTATTGAGGAGTATACTTGCTTCTGTATTTCACCGTGCCCTCTCCGACGTTATACGTAAGAGTGGTGGGTTTTATAGAGTTGTCAGAGTTTATTGTGTGCCCAGTTACGTTAAAACCCAATATAGGTATGCTCCGAGTTTTGTATACTCTTCTACTTCCGATCTCCTGCATACCGCTCTTTTTAAGTCCTATACCTCTAGTATCTATATAGGCTTGTGCAGATTGCTTGTCCGCGAAGGGGAGATATGTTCGAGATTCTATTTTCCGCTGTTGACCAGCCCCTCGTCTATATTGTTGTGAAACAAACCCGCCGTTGTCCATCATGTACGTTGCGGCATCGTTGGTCATCTGCCTGAAGAAACTGCCCATAAACGATCCGAACGTGCCTTCATCCTGAACCAAAACAAGCGGGGTATCCTCTCCCGGTTTCAAAGCTCCGGCCTTCAGCAAAGACAGAACCATATCGACGTTACTGGATGAGTGATTCCTACCTCCCTGCCTTGCATACTGAGGGTTGTTTGTTATATAGGATTTGTTCATGTGGCTATTAAATATAGTAGCCATCTTTTTTTCATCTACGGTAAAACCGTAGTCATTGATCAGGGAGTTTAGTCCGGTTACAGCAGTGGATGTGTGAGCATCAGCCCAATGTTTAAAAGCTAGAGGACCACCGTCTGCACCGTTAAGGGATGTTGTACTGAATTTACCGTTACCGTAGGAGACAATTCCATCTGATCGTGTGTAGTCAGCGTCGTGGGTGAGCCCCCTGATCAAACCAACACCAGCAACAAACGCTGTGATTGGATTTAAAAAATTGGCTATGCTTGTTGCAGTAGCCGCAGTTGACGTGCTACCAAATACAGCGGCGGCATTTGCTACAGCGGCACTTGTGGTAAGGGCTCCGCTAAGAGTTGGATCTTTGAAGAAATCATCTAACTGCGTAGCAGCGTTTATTACTGTCACTGCGTTGCCCGCTAATTTAGCAATATCGCTCTGAGAACCCGGTATACTTCCTAGATCAGTGTAATTTTCCAAAAGAAAATTCATGCTTCCGTAGGCTTGTGCCGCAGATTTCAAAGAAGGATCATCCACAAATGAAGCTATGTCACTCACAGCACCCGCATCCAAAAGAAGTCCTGATAGGTTGGGAGACAACTTTGCAAGGTCAGAGCCAGATTGAAAACCAATTTTTTCAAAAGTTTCAGAGGCTTTGTTTAAACTGTTTAAAAGACCTTCAGCATTTGTCAAAGACGGATTTTCGTAGAAGTTGAGAGTTTGCGATATTGCGTCATAAGCTGATTTACCTGCGCTGCCATACCCATCAAAATTGTCTTTGAAAGATTCGAGATTGGTTAAATCTATGCCACCAATCAAGTTATCTAAGCCGGATGTTACCCCTTCAAAAAACTCCTTAACAGATTCAGGAGTGTCAAATTTTGGAATCATGTCCTTTTCTAAAAGGTATCCAAAGTTTAATCGCGGAATAGCATCTTCAAGTTTTAGCTTCGGGTTCCACTCAGGGAGCTTAAAGCCTAATTCTCTAAGGTCTATGTCTAGATCAAAATCAAAATCAAACGTGCCACCGTCTTTAAATTTAATGCTTCCGTCTTCTTCAAAATTAAAATTTTCATAGAAGTCCATGACTTGTCTACGTTCGAAGAGGCGTTGGTCTCGCCGTGCTTTACGTCTAATTTCAAACCAAAGGTCATCATCGGGGCGTGTGAAGTCACCAAACGGCCCTTCGTATTCAAACAATCCGGGTGAGTCTACACTAGGCGACTCAACAGCAGAGAAATCTAGTTCAGGGGACTCGACAGCATCAAGATCCGGGGTGCTCTGATCTGTAGGGAGCCCCGTCGTCAAAAATGAGTTATCAAGTTCTGTTTGTGACATTCTCTTGTTTCATAACTGCTGCGTGATCAAGTCTCAACTTCAGGAGCATTTCCAGTAAAGCCGCTTTCCCCTGCAGTTGGCGCAACTCCGGTTCCGATTGTGCCATCACCAACCCCCGAATCGTCAGTTGGTGGAGGTCCTTGAGGTACGCCTCCAGCCCCTCCCATGCCTGTTGGTTGCTGAGTAGCGGAGCCACCTTCCGGGCCTGTTCCTTGTTGAGCATTTTGTAGTCCTTTGAGCATTTCGGCGTAGAGCGCAGCTTCGTCCATATTGTTGACCAAACTATCAGGATCAATGTCCTGAGATATCGCAAGCTCTCGCATCAAGTTAGGTAGTTTGATGAACGGAGCCAACATCGGGTTAGCTACCGTCTGCAACAACGCTGTAAGACGCTGTGTGCGTACCTCCTTCTGCATGACTGCTGCGGCACCGCGAGGCTTGATCTCCAAGTCCCCTACAATGTCCGGAGCGTCATCGTTGAACTGCATATTCCACTGAAAGTATGCTTCTCCCAAAGGCTTCAACATGAAGTCGTCGATGTTCTTAATTACTGTTTTCATAGACAGGCTGGCAGAGCCTAGCAGCATCGACAGACCCGCTGCCGTGCGCCCTGTGCCCGTAACGCCTGTTTGCCCGTGCATGATAGACGGGATACCTGTCTCTTCGTCGGCAAGCTGACGGGCGATCTGATACATCTGGATGTTCTCACCAGCCGTGTTGGGGAACTTCAACCCGTTGATTGCTGTCCCTGTAACTCCCGACTGTCGTCGGAAGATCTTTCCGGGGAAGATATCGAAGTTCTGTCCGGGGACCAGAGCCGCCTCGTCTACGTCGAACACAAGGTTGCCAGCGAGAGCAAGGTTGTCAATCGCCATACGCATGTGACCGTTCATCAGCATCTGTGCGTCTTCCATGTTCTCAGCTACGCCAACACCAAAGATGTTGTACGGGTTAACTTCGAACGGCATGGCGCAATACGGAATACGCGCCGGAGTAAACGGGTTCAACACACAGCGTAAAACGCGAGGACCGCAGACCCAAGCATTGATCTGAAGCTGGTCAAGATCGTCCATGCCAGCCGGAATGTCCATGCCAATCTCTTTGGCAAAGTAAGCGTCAAGTACGCCCCAGTATTCTAGAACCTCAAAGCGATTGTCTTGATATGCAGGGTCATTCTCATCGTTTCGAACAGTATCTTCATAATACTTGTCGGTATAGTTTGGACCGTTAGCAATAACATCGGCAAGAATTTCTTTGTCGAAGAATGGACGCTGCTGTAGCGCACGTAGCTGTTGGCGGTTCATGCGGTGACGCTGAATGACGTACTCTGCGTCCTCTAGACTTGTAGCGGAGGGGTCTGGGTGAAAGTCCCACACGGATACAGCTTCGATACGGGGCACAACCTTCTCGAACGGGCTGTACATACGCTCTCCCTCTTCGTTACGTTCCCACCGACACACTGTCTTCTGGAAGTTGAGAGGACCCTTGACGATGCCTGTCCCGAACAGTGCTGACTCGAACACAGCAGTACGCATGACGTTGACTGCGTTAGAATCGAGAAGCTGATCGTGGATGTGCTTTTCAAGACGACGGGCTGCTTCAGCGGCAGGAGAGATCTGAGGCTCTCCCAAACGGGCTTTGCCCTCACGCAGAGGAAGTCCGGCGTACTCGTCCTTGAGTCCACCAAGAAAGTTTTCAGACTCTACGGCTTCTGTGCCGCCGGGAGGTATCTCCCGACCATCACCGTCAAACCCGAATGGATCTGGTTGGGGTTGAGCCTGATCAAGGGGCGTTTCCATATGTGCGAACTCAGCAATCCCTTCTGGGACAGGTGTGTTCTCAACTGTCAGCGGAAACTTCTTGTTAGCGAACAGGATATCAACGATCTGACCGTATGCTGCCAAGACCTTTGTCTTTGTTATTTTTAGAAAGACTTTCGAACGTTCGGAATCGCGGTACTGCGTCGTCCCGTCGTTAAAGTTGCCCCGAAAGTTCTTGTAGGCTTGCAACCAGCGTTGCTCGTGATTATAGCGGCCCGTCTCCGCAGAGCGGAACCGTTCCTGTATCAAACCTGCAAGTCCGGGGGCTATCTCTTCAGCGTTGTCAATCACATCTGGTTGATCGTCACCAGATGGCATCATATCCTCGTCCATAGTGGCCCCTTTGGATTAGCCGTAGATGCTGTGATCTTCAGCCTGTTTCATAATACCTGTGTCAGTAGGCTTGGTCTGCTTCTTAGGCATGTCCTCAGTGAGAACGCCTTGTGCAGTTTTCGTATCAAACTCTAGTGATTCACGGTACAGTTGGGTTTCGCCTACGTTTTGATCAACAGACTGTTTGTCTTGACCCATAATGTAGCCCGCACCATAATTATAGTTATTACCCGGCATTTTGTCTACTCCTATTTTGACATTAGTGCATCCATTTGGGCAGATGCAGCCCTTTCTCTACGTGCTCCCATACGCTCTGCGCGTGTTTCTCGTTGTGCACGTAAAAATTCTTCTTCTTGTGGTGTTCTCTCTGTAACAACCAAATCTTCAACGTCCCCAGTGGTAAAAGGCAGTGGGCTAACGACTTCTTCAACCGCTTGTGCCCCTCGTAAAGCTGCTACTATGGGACGACCCTCTTCAGCAGCCGCCTTTGCTTCTTGTCGTTTTGCGTCGGCAGCAAGTAAACTAGCGGCGGTGCCAGCGATAGGGATTGCTTTTTTAACAGGTGGCGGGAGCTTAGATAGAGCCTCGTTAGCTCGTTCAAAAAACCCTTTTACATCCTCTCGTGCTTGCTGCTTTTCAGCGGCGGTGGTTTCAGCCTTTTTCTCTTGTTTAACTTGTTGAGTTGCCTGTTGTCGGGTTGCGCGTTCACGAGCCAACCGCAACGCTTCTTCTTCAGTAAGTTCAGGCTGCTCTAATGCGAGGCGGCGACGCTCCCTTTCTAAATCATCGGCCTCAAGTCCCGCCGCTTCTGTAACTTTGCGGCTTTCTTCTAAGGCTTGTAGACGGCGTTGTTCTGTTAGTTCTGGATCAGCTTCTGCAGCTTTTCCTGTGGGTGCTTGACCTTCTTCAGGTAGACTTTCTAAAAAGCCCTCCGGCAATGCTTTTACGTAATCCTCGTCATCTAAAAGACTTGTTAAGATGGGTATATTTTTGGATTTGGCACTTAGTTTTAAACCAGTATCTGCTCCAAATTGAGCAGGATTAGCGTCGCCAGAATAACCGATAATTTTTGCAACTACTTCTTGTCCCGCACGATCTACTCTACGTTTACGGCTTTTCTGAGTTACATACCCTCCCGCTTCTGTGGCTTGTGCCCTACCACTTAGAAATGCAGTATCCTCTGTATTTAATCCTGTTTCTGAGAGCAAAGTCTCATTCATATTGCGAAGTTTATATACAGAAAATTGTTCTTTCTCAATATTCCCTGAAGGTTTTAAAAAAGATACTTCTCCAACAACATTTTTTAATCTATCATTAATAATTTTAGTGTTACTGGTGACATCCAAAAATATTGGCCCAGTTTTACGCCCTTCGGATGCTTGTTTAAATATATCGACAAGAACAGGATTGAGTACAGTTACCTTTGTCTTTTTAGATTTAGCATCATATACAGAGATTATCCCCTTTTGAGCATCAAAGTTTTTAATGTCAAATTCTTTAAGAGTAGCTGGGCGGAAGCCCCCAAATAAGTGTGCAGAAAACTGTAGCTTTGTGTCTTGAGGTAAATTGGGGTCTTGTAATACAGTTTTTAATTTTGGATAAATATCGTCAGGAAGCCCTAAAAGTGTTTTACGCGCCCTGAACAAACTCATTTTAGTGTTTGCCTCGTAAGCGTCTTCACCTAAATAGTTTTGAACTTCTTTGTTGACATAGTCTGTAGGATATCCCGCTCCACCAAACATTGTTTTAAGTCGAACAATTAAACCCTGACTCCGGGTGCGTGTTTCCGGATTATTTTCAGCGTCGCTAATACCAAACTTACTTTTTTCAATTACGTCGCCTACAACTTGACCGACATCCATATCTTGAACTTTCATATCCAAGACATTCTGTCCTGATACAGGGTCTACAACTCCCTCAAGCTCTTTTATAAAACGCCCGGTTTCTGCGCGTACGTTTTCTTTCTGAGAACCCTCAAGTTCGAAAAGACCTCGTAATGTGAGATTACGTTTTTGCGCTGATGTTAGTCGTTTCTCTGCCATACCTTAGTACCCGAACGTCGAATCCATCGGCTGATACACACGGTCTTTGATGCCGCGAAGCTGATTGTTGATCGTTGCGTATCCTGATGTTCTTGTCATTAGCATATATCTCAGTGCGTCGTAGGCGTGGTCTTCAGCCTTTGTGTCTACGTCTTCGCTGTTGTTCTTAGACAGCGGAATACCTGACAGTTGTTTGATTGTGTTCTGACAGGTGTTGAATATCTTCATACGGGGTTCGTTGGTGTACGGATCATCCGACAGACGACGGTGGATCTCCATCTTACCCGCTAAACGGTTCCGGTCAGAGGGTGTCCACCTCACGCCGCACCGTATCATTGTTTCTGCAATAGACGGGCCAAGCCCAGTCTTGTTCCAACAGGAGGAGTCAAGCACCGTGTAGTGTGGTGGCTGATCGTCTGCCTCCATCTCCATGATACGACTGGCAAGCTGTTCGCCTGTCATACCCTTGCCGTAGAGTTCACGGTAGACCCAGATGTTGTTGTCCCAGTCGATTGCGCCCCACAGGACACATGACGGAGAACTGTAGCCGTAGTCAGCGGCTCTGATGCGAGGCCAGTTGGTTGGCAACTCTACGGGATCAACCACGTGGCGAACCCTGCTAAACTCTGGGAACGCTGCACCTTCGGCAACGTCCCAGTCCCCATCAAGAAGACGCTTGCGCTCTACCTCTGGGAGGGAGCGTAGCATCGCCTCGTACTGTCCGTCCGCCATGAGGTATGGGTTGTCGGTAAGACGTGCGGGGATAAAGCGGCGATAGAACAGAGGCTCTCCCTCTTTCTCGTGACCAACAGGCCACACGAACGGTTTGCCTGTTTCGATATCTATTGCCGGATATGTCGTATTGTGCGGTGCTGCGTCGATGTACATCTTCTTGACCCACCAGCCTCCTACCCCACCGGGGTTGGCTGTGCAACGCATGGAGAGTTGCCCCATGAGTTCCGGATCAGTCGTACGCAGACGAGAGCGTAGGTAGTCCCACACGTAAGAGGACGGATACTGTGTTATCTCGTCGATGCCTATCCACGCAAACGCTTGACCCTGAAAGCGGGTAACGTCACGGTCTTTTTCTAGATAGGTGAACCAGAGAGTTGCCCCAGAGGGGAAGTTCCACGTTGATTTGGATTCACGGAACACTGCACCGGGGAACGCTTTGGGGTACAGTTGTTTTGATTTGTCGATAAGCTCTGTTAGCTCGTCTAGAGTGCGGCGGAGCAGAAGGCCACGAAAATTAGCATTATGACAATAACGAAGAGGGTCCGCAAGGAGAGCGAAAGATTTACCCCCGCCAGCCGCTCCGCCATACAGGACATCTTGCTCTGGAGCCGAGAGGAAATCAAACTGAGGGCCATCGTTAGGCTTAAATACCACCTCAGAATCTTCAACGAGATCTCGAACTGATTTAGGGAGGCTGTTAATCTCACCCTGATCGATAACACGTGACTTTTCACCGTTGAGAGCATTTTCGACATTCTGTGCGGCTTTCTTCTGTTCACGAACAACTTGACGGTAGCGTTTGGCTTGACCTTCTAGTTTGTCCGCTTTTTTCTTGTTACGGCGTATTCTCTTTTGAGTTTCACGGCGGGCTGTTTCTGCACGGGAAAGATGGTACGATGCTTTCGGGGCATCGGGGTCCTTCTTAGGTCGCCCACGTGGACGTTTGGGCGGAGTGGGATTCGCATCATCAGTCACGGTTAGATTTTGGTTTTATCGGATTCTTATTTTTGATATCTTTAGATTTGATGATACCAGCGTTGATTCCTGCGCTTAATGTCCGGACAGTTACGTTAACGCCATCTTTATTAATCAAGTCGGGCTTTCCGGCGTTACGCCTGTTAAGTTCTATTCCTACACGTCCTACAAGACTATCTGAAGGATCTTTGGTTTTATCTTGAGCCATCTCCCCGTTCTGACCAGAAGGTGTTCCATCTGCACGAGCTCCGGGGCTATTGTAGTATGTTTTGCTGGTCATAGTGTTACTTTCTATTTTGGACGTTTCTTGAGTTTTTGATTTTGATTCAGAAGTCCGGTTTGAATTTTGTCTGCCCGAAGACTTTCTTGAAGGGGAGGTCCGCCACCTAGTCGTTTGTTACCTTCTCTAAGATTTTTATTAACTTGGCGTGTTACTCTATCAAAATTTTCTTGTTGTGTCCTACGTCGCCGTTTTAATGCGTCCCGTTTGTTTTCTCCTGCCCTCTGAGCAGCATCCTGTCTGTTTTGCTCTACCTGTGAATCATAAGCACGTTCACTCACGGGCAAATCAGCCCTCCGGGGTTGTATTATTCTTTCAGCCATCGATCTGTATCTCCTTTTTAGGCGGCAACAGAACTACGCCGTGTACTGCCTGTACATTGTGGTTAACTGTTTCTTGTTTGCCGAGTCCAACACGGTTCAGGAGGGCTTCAGCAGCCCGTAGACGCACTTCGGCGCGTGGTTCGCTGCCATCATCGTCTATTGTTGCAACGATCCGGTTAACGGCCTTTACTGCGTGTGCTGCCATGACGTGTCTGCTGCGTTCGATGATCTCGTCGGACAACCTATCGCGCAACCATTTGGCAGAACCCTCTGCATAGCCCGCAGCTATGGCTGCAGCCTTCGTATTGCCGCCGTTGTCGAACAACTCGTCGAGGAACTTTTCCTGTTTCTCGCTGAGTGGCACCTTCTTACGCTGTTGGGGTAACAGATTCATGGGACTCTTTTGATATGAAGTGGGACATGTGAGGCAGTAAAAGACTATATTGTCTATAATTGTTTCTCTTTTGCCGTTACACAGTGGCCCTACTACATATTCTAGTGGTTAAAACCAATATGTCAACTCTTTTTTACCAAAAAATAAAATTAGGGGGGGCATTTACGGGTATTTTCCTAGAAAAATGCACCGGGGGGTGTTTTTGGGGTTGACAAACGCGAAATCCACATGTATACTCAGGGAGTAACCCGCCGGGAGATACACCATATCCTCCTAGACCCCTATAGGGTACCCTAAATGTTGCAGATTGGACCCCTCACTGATCCCAGTGGGGGTTTTTTATTGGGAAACTGGAGGGTCTCCCTATATGTTGCGACGGTTGCACAAATGTCACACCCCTAAAACTACAAAAAATATGGCTGGATTGCATGTAAATGTACTGGGGGGTGGGGTGGCCCTTGCCCGCCCTAGTCGGTCACAAATATATTTCCCCATCGGTGATGCCGTGGCCTCGCAGTTTCCCCGCCATAACCCCCGATAGTGTCCCGCCGTGCTACTTGAGGGCTTACGCGCCCGTGCCCATGCGCGAGACAGCAAGCGAATTCATTTGACCCCAGTGCCCACCCCCTAAAAGTGCACCGTCGGGCGCACATCGGCGCATTATCCCCGACAAGCCACACAACGTGATAACAGAGCGATAACAGCCCGCTAGGTATTATTCCCCCGTGCCCACGAAAAAACCCCCCAGCGGTTAAGCTGGAGGGCTTCTCGGCGGGAGGTTCCCGAAGTGTTGCTGGCTATCGGTACTCCTCAATAATCAGCCAGACAAGAAACGCAATAGAAACGACTAGAAGCAGTCCGGCGATGCTAATCATGGTCAGCCCCCCGATAGTCGTCGAGGTTTGACACGGGCGCAAGCGCGTCGTGACCAACAGGCACCGCTCGCAATGCTTCCAGCAGGGAGTGTGCCCCCGCAAGTTTTATGCGGTACTCGTCTTGCTTGGTCTCGTCCAGTTCCCCGCGCAAGTACTGTGCGGATAGTCTGGCGGCTGTTGGGGTGAGTTTCGGCGTCTGGTAAGTGTCGTCAATAATGAAGTCTAGCACCTCGACCAGTACCCCCGCCGCTTTAGCGTTTAAGTAGATGTCACTCATGATTTGCCCCCATTGTGCCCACGTTATCATGCTCACGAATTGCCCAGCGCAACACCACCAAGTCAGAATAAACGTGGTCGGCTGGTTCGCCGCTTTCTTCCCAGTGTATAGTTTCGCTTGGCATATAGTGGGCAATGACCCGCCGGAGCGATTGGGTCTGATTGGCGTTAAGCCGGAGCGTGTCCCTGTCGGGATAGCCCCAAGCGTTGCGCGTCTCGATAGGTTGAACATTACCTACGCTGTCCATCTTGTTAACAGTCATAATGTGCCCCCCCTTACAAGTTGCGAAATGGCGGCAAAGTGTCCAATGCCGTTGGTTGGTACTTCTCAATATACCGGAGCAACAGAGCATTGGCGATACGTACCCGCACCCCGTTGCGTGTGCTCTTGCTGTTGTTCAGCCAGCTATTGATTGTTACCGCACCGCACCCCGTTGCGTCGGCAAGCTGTACCTGAGTATAGCCCAGCGTACGGATGACCGCCTTGCGGGTTTCGATTACTTCGTCGCGGTTGTCCAGCACGTCCGACGCAAAGCGTTCCGGTGCTGGTTGGTTGAGTTTGAATTGTGTCATGGCGTTAGTTCCTTTCTAGTTGATTAACGCGCCCAGAATAACAAGGGCAATTATGCAAAGTAAAGTTTTATAAATGATAGCAAGCAAATCCCCCACGATTATGCCGCCAATTTCTGCGCCCATGCCGTGCTGTTAAGCACGTCACGAACACGGTTCTGGCGTTGCATCTGAACATGGGGCACCCTGTTTGGGTCAGTAGTTCGGGCTTTCCGGCTTTTCTCGTTCCCGTCTTCATCCAGCCAGTTTGCGTCCTTGTCCACATGTGTAGACCATGCGGTGAGGGCATTGTACCCCGCCCACATGTTAGACCCTAAGTCCGCGCTTTCTTGGTCGTAGCGGGTCATCATCTGACCCAGCAATGCGACGTTGACCTTTGCCGCTTTGTCGGTAGTTTCGGCAGCACCCCGCCCTTGCTTATGGCACAGGGTTTGTTCCATGATTTCCCGCCATTCGTCCGGCCTTAAATCAACCGTCCTCATGCGGTTAAAATAATCGCGGTTATTGTGGAACGTGTCCAGCCCGACAATGCTATTTGCCGTTATGCTTTCCGGCGACAGATTGCGGGTATGCTTGCGCTTGGCGTGATAGACCTTCTCGCCGCCGAATACCTGAGTATTTCGGCAATAGCTACGATATGCCCCCGCGAAGGCTTGAAAAGCCCACGACATATCAACGCTGTTAATTGTGTCCATGCGGGCGACCATCGGGTCAGTAAGACGACCGCAGGGCATATCCAGCCGCACGTCGTCAAAATGTACCTCACGGGTTGCGCGAAGCCCCCCGTCTAGCACGGTATCCTTAACCGACACATTGGCAGTCGGCAAAGAGCTATCCGCAAGCTGTTCGGCCTGTTGCCGGAACATCTCAAGATGGCTCACTAGCTTGTAGCTTTTAGAGACCGGGCGGGCTGGCAATGGTTCGCCGTTCTCATTTACCAATGCGTAATAATCCGGCACCAGTTCGCCCCGTGTTGTGTGGATCGGTGCCTTGAATGTTCGGCACCCGACAAAAGCGTCGAGATTGCTCAAGTCCTTATGTTCGAATACTTGAATAGTCATCGTTTTAACCTTTCTCAAAAATTAACGACAAACAAACTGTGCGCTGATTTGGTATCGGGCGCAAGTTATTAGTGATGAATAAATCGGATTTTTTCGGCGGCGGCGTTCCAGCAGAGACCGCAAGCGGCGCAATTTTTTGTCTTGCCGATTTGCTCCGGACAAGTGATAGCGTCCGGCGCGGCGATTGTTTCATGGCTGGCACTATCCGGCACGTTGGGCACGTCAGACCATCGAATAAAAAAGCGTACGCCAAAATTCATTTTGGTTCGCACAATGGCCTTATGGATATCACAAGCCGGATCGGTGCGGTGCGTGTACCCCCAGATTGCAAGGTTTGGATGCGTTGCCAATAACTCGCCCCAAAGTTGCACATATTCCGGCGAATAAAAATCACCCAGCACGTGAAGCCGGATAAGTACCCCGTCCGGATACTTGGCGCATAGTGCGGCTATCTCATCCGGCAGTCTGCGCTCCAATTCCGCGCCATGCTGCAAGCGGTGGGCAAATGGCATGTTATTCCCGTAGCAGTCCCCCCAGCGTTCGCACGTTGTCGGGCATGTGGCGCGTTCTTCCAGTGTCAGGGAATAGACACGGTATCCGGCAAACTCGCCCTTTGTTACTTTGCGCCCCAGTTTATTTTTAGGCTTGGGGTGTTTTAATAATGAATAAGGATAAGCCGACAAGTCGCGTCGGGCTTTCTCAAAACGTGTACCAGTTAATTGCATGGGTTCCTCACTTTCAATAATCAAGGCGTAGCCGATTATTCATTTTACGTCAAACAAAAAAGAAAACCCCGCCCAGTGGGAGAACCGAGCGGGGCACTTGCCGGAGGAGAAAGGAGGGAAAAACTCCGACTAGTTTTTTTGGTTGAGCACCTCAACGAAGATGCCACGAACAACCAACAACACTAGAAGTAAATTCATTTGGGCACCGTGTCAATAAAAAGGTGCTTACGGAATTCATTCCTAAATTCATTTGCTAGACGTGAGCAGAAATTCATTGCGCCCCATTGATCATCGAACACGCCGATAATTGTCTGTACAGGAAATTCATTTAGTTCGCCGCGCTCCGGTTCAATACCAAGCGAGGTGGATTTCATTTGGCACCAGACGTTAACCCTCTTGTCCCATCGGGGATGTATGCCAAATTCAATTCCCTTTTCATAGTGGTTCATTTTGTTCCTCGTCTATTTCTTCGGCACTAACGAAACACCAGTCTTTCGCCCCGTCCCATCCGATTGCTTCTTGTAGCATTTCATACGCCTCGTCTTCGGCTTTGAATTCATCGTCAGCTTCAACTATGTATTCGTAAACAGCTTCACTAGGTTCGTAAGATACCTTGTACTTTTTCATCTCTATTCCTCCGGTGTGATGTCGTAGATTTCAACTTGGACGAGTTCATCGTTCCAACCATCAAAATCTGTGATTGGTGTGCCATCGTCTAGTTGTGCCATGTCTTCCGGCTCCATGTGCAACGTGTAGTGAGCACGGATTGTTACAGATACTGGTTTGTACTTTTTCATCGTTACTGCACCCACTTCTGCTCAAAGGTCTGACCGGACACAGTGTATTGTTGGACAGTCTCAAGGTTGATGTTCCGGAAGCCACGCTTCTGCACATCGTACACAGTCAACAGGCTGTAGTTAAACTGGTCAGATGACTTACCTCCGGCGTGTTGCTTCACACCCAAGCGGCAGACCATCTTACGGGTCGAGCCATCTGCCTTGACAAAAGTTATACTGAAAAACCTACCACCAGCGCGGTTGGTCAGTTTGTGCTTGAGGAGTTCTACCTCTTTGTAATCACGCTTGCTCACTTTACATTCTCCCGTAGAACACGTTATGGACGAACGCATCTATTTTGCTGTTGAGTTTGAGTTTCTCACCAGTCCACTCGTAATAGCCATGAATTTTGTCGCGCTTGGTCTCGAAGTACTTATAGATAACAACCTCGTGAACATCACGGGGCTTGGCAAGCAGAGACTGTGTGATAGAGTGTTTGCAACTCTTGATGTTGTTAAACATCCTACGAACGACCAGACGCTCTTCCTTGAACTCCTGAATCAAATCATCTTTGGTGATGATGTCTGCGTAATACATCGTTTACTCCTGTGTTAAAAACAACGACAAAAACGGTATGGCACGAGTTGGGCTTAGTCGTCAATATCTTTTTTTCTTGCGTCTAAGTTTCGCCAGTTTTCTCTTAACTTCCGAGCGATGTACCTGTCGTAACTCTCCCGCCTCTTGTCTGGTATCGTCTTCGGTCTGTTCTGCTTCTCCGACAGGCTCTTGGCTACAGGATTCATTTGATTTTTTTTCTTGCTCAATTTCGCTCTCCATCTCTTCAATCAGGTTGTACAAATATTTCACACGCGCCTTAATTCGTTTTATTCTGGATTCATCTACCATTAATTTTCTCCATCCGCCTCAGTATACGGATTGCTTTTGCGTTGGCAAGGATACGTTCAAGCAAATTCATTTTGCTCCAGTTCGTTAGATCAGATAAAGTTCTGCCGCATGTCGAACACGCCTCGTAGTCCCAATCAACTCTGCACTGTTTCTTACAGGGACTATCTCCCAAGTTCACGTTCATTCTGCATCTTCCTCTATCTCCTTCATGGTTCTTTCCCACAAGAAGATTGGGGTCGTTTCTCCTACGTAAGACCCGGCTATGTTATACATGAAATGTTCGAGCGCATCATCCGCTAACATGTCCTGCATCAGGATACGTAGGATTTCATTCACGTCATAGACGATGCAGTCCTCCCAGCCTATTCGATAGCTGACACCCAGCACCGCGATATCGAATTCATTTGGCAGCTTCATCATAGATTCATTCCCATCTGTAGAACACGTGACCATCGATTGTGACCGCATGAGTGAACACCCTAGACCATGACGGATTGACGTAGGTGGCGTGGTAGTGGGTTGCCCCATCAAAGTTACCAGCCATCCATCCTTCGGCTACGAACTTGCCGATTTCGTATGACTCCTGAAACGCAGATTCATTTTTCGGATTGTCCGGTAGCCCATCACAGTACCAACTAAACTGACATTGGTTTCGTTTGGGGTGCCCAGATGCCGTGTGTTCACCCTGATAAACAACGCCACAGACTGTATCTGGGAAACGTTCATCATCCATTCTGTTCATTACAACTTGGGCAACTGCCATCTTACCAATCGTGGATTCATTTCGCGCTTCATGGTAGATGTTCATCGCCATACACATCAATGCTTCAGTTATCAAAACAACACCTCATACTGTTCGCCATTTTCAATTCGTTCGGTCATACTTCTAACTGTTTTCCACAAATGATCAGCAGGTAGACCCTGCCACTCTAGATCAATCGCCTTGTTCCTAGTCTCTTCACGAGCCTTGTGTAAGCAGACAAGTAATTCATCTGAGTTCCTGCTCTCGATATAGAACCCCGTGCCAGAGTTCGTGTCCTTTGTGCCATTTACATTCATAGGTGTAGTCTCCTCCTAGTTTTGTACGCATCCTGTCGAGCCAATGCTCTGCCTGTTCTTTATCAGCAAACAGACGACCATGATAGGTTGACAGTTTTCTTTTCTCTCTTTCCTTCATAAGGTATCCCTATAGGTAAGCTAACGGTTATTTTACATAACAGAGTAATCCCATTGGGGAACCCTACGGGAGTATAACCATAGGTCGCAAAGGGCTGTCAAGAAAAAAAATCGTTTGACACCAAATTCATTTGCTCGTATGCTCGTGGTTATGAGCATGATACACGACTACATTGAGTCCTTGAACATTCAGGGTGGTACACGTTACCGCTCCGATTGTCCATCCTGCGGACACAAGAATTCATTTGCCGCCTTCAATGACGGGATGAATATCATATTCAAATGCTTTCACGCTGATTGTTCTGTGAAGGGTCGGCTCCGGGTTCGGCTCTCTGCCGACCCTCCACCTCTGCGTACTCGTAACCGTTACGAAGAACCAGACAAGCCTTTGAATTCATTTCAAATTCCAGACACATTTGTGGACATCTCCCGAAGTGATGCAGCTATGCGTTACATGAAAGATGTCAATGTGTTCGATGCCTATTCGCACCGCACCGTTCGTCTCATGTATGATCAGAGATTGAACCGTGCGGTGTTCTTGATTCGAGAAGGTGCCAAGACGGTGGATGCTGTAGGTCGAACCCTTGCAGGAGCCAAACCGAAGTGGTACAGATACGGCAACTCAAAACAACTATTCACCGCAGGAGACGCTCCCAGTGCAGTGCTCGTTGAGGACTGTGCTTCAGCCTCGTGTGTTAGTCACGTGATGACTGGCGTTGCTATGCTGGGCACGTCTCTGCTCAAAGAACACATAGTCCAACTCAAAAAGTTCGACACCGTGTACGTTGCGTTAGATAAGGACGCAACCAAGCTAGGCTTGAAAACTGTCCAGACACTCAAACCTCACCTGAATGTCCGGATGCTTATTCTTGAAGATGATTTGAAAAACATGGAAAAGGAAAAACTGAATGAGTTCATCAGAAGAAAAACCGATTGAACAACATATTCTGCAATTCATTTTGCACCGCGACTTCTACTCCGGTGTGAAGCACATATTGTCAGAGGACATGTTCGAGGGTTTGTCCAAGACAGTATTTAGAACGATTCTAAACTGTCACGACGTTGCAACCACGAACCTTACCGCAGGGGAAGTTCATTCGATGTTGCTGACATCCAACCCTGCACTAACTAAGTCAAGTCGAGAGGACTTGGCTGACATATTCAACAGGATGCGTGACCCGTCAGGAGAACAGAACGTAGATCTACATCGTAAGATTGTAGAAGAGTTCTGGGCAAGAGACCAAGCACGTGTCATCGGTGAACGAGCCATTGACATATACACTGGTGAGTCCACTGACTTCACGCCAATCAAAAGTATACTAGACAGAGTGTCGGAGCACAGCATCAAAGGCAGTGAGACCTACACCATATTTGAGGATGATTTCATGCAACTTATAGAGAGCGAAGAAAGAGGTGTAGACTTCCCGTTTGACCTCAACATAATTAAGGACAACCTTCCGGGGATGTCTCGTGGTAATCTGGGTATAATCTTTGCCCGACCAGAAACAGGCAAGACAACGTTCTGTGCCCATCTCTGTGCTTCTTACATCAAGAACAAGAACAAGGTTGCGTACTGGGCGAACGAGGAGCCCGCCGCTAAGATTAAGTTGCGTATTATTCAAAGCTACTACAAGCTAACAAAACAAGAGATGGTCAAAGATAAGTCTGTCATCAACGAAAAGTACGTACAGGATATCAAGCCGTATCTTACTGTGGTAGATTCAGTTGGCTCGTCTGTCGAGGAGCTTGATCAATACTGTAAGCTGTCTGACCCTGATATCGTGTTCGCTGACCAGCTTGATAAGTTTCGCGTGAACGGAGACTTTGGTCGTGGTGACGAACGCCTCAAAGAGATATACATCAAGGCGCGGGAGATAGCTAAACGTAACAATCTGTTGTTCTGGGCTGTGTCTCAAGCAAGCTATGAGGCACACAACCGCATGAATATTGACTACTCCATGATGGATAACAGCCGGACAGGTAAAGCTGGTGAAGCTGATGTTATCATCGGCATAGGTAAGACTGGAGATGTTGATGACGATAACTACATGCGTTACCTGAATGTATCCAAGAATAAGGTCAATGGATATCACGGTATGATAAACGCAAACATAGACATTCACAGGGGGTTCTACTACTAATGGATATCAAACATGCAAGAGGCGCACTCAGCGAGATGATTGCTGCCGCACAACTAATTAAACAAGGCTGGCACGTCTTTCACAACATAAGTAGTAACGGCCTGATAGATCTTGTGGTTGTCAATCCAGAGACCGGAGAGACACGTTTCTACGATGTGAAAACAAAATCGTATCGCAAGGATGGTACACTGATAAATCGCATAGCCAAACCACATCAGAAAAAGATAGGCGTTGAAATCTACATGGTAGACAGAGTGAATATGGAGGAGCTCAATGAACATAGTGACTCTTGACGTGGAGACTACCACAACAAAAAAGCCAAACGGCTCTTGGACACCTTCTCCATTCTTCAAGAATCTTCTGGTCAGTGTTGGCTACAAACGCATAACTGATGTAGGCGTTGACTACCTCTGCTTTCACCACGAAAAGGAAACACCGACTAATGGTGGGTTCGAACAGATTCGTTCTGCACTTGAGTGGTGTGACCTGTTGATTGGTCACAACATTAAGTTTGACCTGATGTGGTTGCGTGAGTGTGGTTGGTCTTACGATGGCAAGCTGTATGACACAATGGTGGGGGAGTACATCTTAGCTGGTTCCCGGCGTTGGCCTCTCAGCCTTGCCGCCCTCGCTGAGAAGTATGAAGTGGGCTCCAAGAAGAAAGACCTCGTTCAACCTTACTTGGATGACGGTGTGACGTTTGACAAGATACCATACGACATTGTAGAAGAGTACGGTAAAGAAGACGTTCTTGTTACGGAACGTATCGCTATCAAACAAGCCGAAGCCTTTGGCACCACACTTGAAAGGATGTACCATGAGCTCTAGTTTACAGTCCACACTACTCATGTCCTGTGAGATGACAGACGTTCTGTGTGACATCGAACGCGCTGGTATCAAGATAGATAGACAGGCACTGATACAACTCAAAGAGGATTTTGAAAATGAACAAGAGGAACTCCGACACAAGCTCCGAAGCATGGCTCAAGCCGCAATGGGCGATACCCCTATCAACCTTGATAGCCCTGATGATCGTTCTGCTCTGTTCTACTCTCGTAAGGTAAACAACAAGCAGGTATGGAAGACGTTGTTCAATTTAGGTACTGAGCAACGGGGGGCAACCAAGAAACAGAAGATGCGTACTCGCATGAAGCAGAGCGAGTTCAAACATGCTGTGAGCGATAACACAACGGTAATACGTCGTACGATTGGCTCTCAGTGTATGCACTGTGACGGTGTAGGGCGTGTGTCCTTTACTCGTAAGGATGGCAGCATCAGTAAAGCCAAGCGCATTTGTTCGGCGTGTAACGGAAAGGGAATGACCTATGTCGATACTGGAAAAACTGCGGGATTTAAAATCAGCCCTAGAGGGGTTGCTGATGTCGCGGCAGGTGGATTTAAAACAGACAAGGAAACGCTTGAGCAACGCCTTGACGAGTTGTCAGGAGAAGCTAAAGAGTTTGTGGCAGCTTATATCCGATACTCTGCTATTCGAACTTACCTGTCTAATTTTGTGGACGGTATGTTCAACAATCTTGATCACGATGATTTTATTCATCCTGAGTTTATGCAGTGTGTTACTGCGACTGGAAGACTTTCTTCGAGAAACCCAAACTTTCAGAACATGCCACGAGGCTCTACATTCGTTATTCGTAAGGTTGTTAAAAGCCGCTGGGAAGGCGGTAAGATACTTGAGGGGGACTATAGTCAGCTAGAGTTTCGTGTGGCTGGGTTTCTGTCCAGCGACGAGTCCATCTATAACGATGTCAAAGCCGGAACCGACGTTCACAGCTACACTGCAGAGATCATAGGGTGTAGCCGACAGGAAGCAAAGGCACACACCTTTAAACCGCTGTACGGTGGCGTTACAGGCACTGATTCACAGAAGCGATACTACAACGCCTTCAAGGACAAGTATGCCGCTGTGACTGACTGGCAGGACGAGATGCAGCGTCAGGCTGTGGACAGGGGTTACATAACCCTGCCCTCCGGTAGGCAGTACCACTTCCCCGGAACCAAGTGGACGAAGTGGGGCACCGCAACAAACCGCACCGCCATCTGTAACTATCCTGTTCAGGGCTTTGCTACAGGAGACCTGTTACCCCTCGCTCTTATTCATCTGAGTAAACTTTTAAGACAGTCCAAAATGAACAGTGTAATATGCAACACCGTCCACGATAGCATCGTCATGGATGTCTATCCGGGCGAAGAAAGTAAGGCAATCAGTATGATGGAGGAAGCCATGCTGTCTATCAAGGACGAGTCACACAGACGGTACGGTATCCACTATGATATGCCTGTCGATATTGAATTAAAAATAGGAGATAATTGGCTTGACACAGAGCTTGTTGAGCCTTAGAATAGACAAGTTAAACAGTCATAGGAGTTAAAGATGACAAACGATTTAGCAACACTTGAAAACCTTAATCTAGATAACCTTGACGAGTCAGCACTGATGGCTCTCACAGGACAGGGCGGTGCCCCCGCTACTGGTTCCGGTAACGGACTGCCTCGCCTGTCAATCAACTATACAGACGAAGACGACAACGGAAACCGTCTTCCGAAAGGCCACTGGAAGCTGATGCTTGATGGTCGCTTTGTATTTGCAGAGACGCTGACACTGCGTCCGTTTAGCCGCATGTACACATACAGTCACTGGGACAATGAAGAAAACGTGTTTGTCTCCCAGTCTATTCAGACCGGAAGTCTTGGTGATAAGTTCCCTGATTCAGCAGGAAGCGAGAAGTGTGGTCGCTTGACAAAGGACGAAGAAAAAGACCTAGAGCCAACAGACCCACGCCTTCTTCTTTCACGTGAAGTAGTCTGCAACCAAGTTGTGTACGCAACAGTGTCGGGCACAGCCAAAGACGCAGAGGGCAACGATCTCGAACTCGACAATCAACCCGTAGTGGCCTACTTCAAGAAATCAGGCTTCCGTCCCGTTCGTGAGGCTCTTGACCTCATTACGCGACAGAAGAAACTGATGCAGAAAACTGTGTTCCAACTGGGCACAAAGAAAATGAAATCAGGTAGTGTGAACTTCTGGGTTCCCACGTTTGCACAGACTGACTACCTCAAGGATCTGACACAAGACGATTTGGATCTGATTAAAAAGTTCTTGGAGACAATCAAAGGATACAATGACGGTGTTCTTGAAAAGTTTCGGGAAGCTCAAAAACTCAGCACGGATAGCCTCGACGTTTCGTTAGAAGCGGAGCTTGCCGATGCTGACGCTGCCTAAGATACAGGCGGCTCTTGAAAGTGCAGGGCGGGGGACGATCAATCTCCCGCCCGAATTTTCTCAGGAGTTTGTTGAATCTGTAGCCGCCTCTATAGAGAAACAATTCAGCAGAAAGTCTGACAGGTCTGGCATACGCATGTCCGGTCTGGGTAGACCTCTGTGTCAACAACAGCATGAGATAGCTGGTGACAAAGAAGAGATGGATTACACCACGTTTATGAGATTCATATTCGGGGACATGATCGAATCTCTTGCCGTGTTAGCCATGAGATTATCTGGGGTCGAGATTGTAGACCTGCAAAAGAAAGTAGAACTGGAGCTTGACGATGACATTAAGATCAATGGGACACTGGATATCATTATTGATGATGGGTCAGGGCCAAAAGTTTGGGACATCAAATCAGCGTCTGATTACTCTTTTAACCATAAATTCGGCTCTTTCGGAGGGTACGAAAAGATCAAAGAGGAAGACACCTTTGGCTATATCATGCAGGGGTATCTTTACGCTACTGCTGCTGGGTTGCCTTTTGGCGGTTGGATTGTTGTAAACAAAAACAACGGCGAGTGGATTATGTGTGCCGCGCCGGATGACCAAGAGCAAGACCGCAAGCAATACATTGCGGATGCCAAAGCTCGTGCTAAGTATCTCCTGTCGGACAAACCGTTCCGCAAGGAGTTCCAACCTGAGAAGGAGATGCACAAGGGCGAACCAACGGGCAACATGCTTATGCCCCGTACCTGCTCGTTCTGTGGTCACAAGAGCAAGTGTTGGCCTAAAGCTAAGTTTGCACCTAAAGCAACCTCACGGGCTCAGAGTAGGCCGGGGACGTGGTACACTAAATTAGCTAAAGAAAGTGTCGTACTATGAACATCATATACTACACAGACTTTACTCCTTCGATGCAGTTCCTCAACCCCAATACGTTCTTTGTGTACGTTGAGGCGGCACAGGGGCGGGGTGGTAATGCTGGCATTATACAGCTACGTAACAGCCGACAGGGTTTGCCTCTTACGCTTATCGAACAGTATCTGCAAGAGGGTCTTGTTGGCAACTTGCAGGGAGAGACCAGTGAGCGTGACATGAGGACTGTCGAGGAGCAGTTTCAAAAGATAAACTTTGTGTTAAGGAGTGGTGCAGTCGTATGGCTACCAAGTCGGGAAATTCAAACTCAGATTACTTCTTTAGAAAAATCATCCCCAAAGATGGCAGGGTACGCACTGAAAAGGTTAGAGCACCTAACGTTGAACTTCTCGCCGCCCAACATAGAGTTACCGTAATGGCAGGACGACACAGATTTAGATCCGATTTTGAGTTACGTGTTGCACGTAAGTTGGCTGAGAACGGAAGAGACTTTGAATACGAGACACAGAAAATATCGTTTCAACCTAAGATAAAAAACTACACACCAGACTTTTGGTTTCCTGAGTATGGGTTCTACGTTGAGACAAAAGGCAAGTTTGATGCGGCAGACAGAAGCAAACACCTGCTGATCAAGAAACAGAATCCGGATGTCGATATCCGCTTTGTGTTCCAACGCGCAAGAAACAAGATTCGAAAGAACAGTAAAACCAGCTACGCTATGTGGTGTGAGAGACATGGTTTCTTGTGGGCAGAAGGTAGCATACCAGAGGAATGGTTCAAATGAGCGACGACATTGAAAACGAAATTGAGTTAGAAAAAAACTTCTTGCTGCCAGACAGGTACTACATTATACTCAAGCCTAATGCCGAAGGATTTAGTGCAAAGGTATTTGATACGACAGGTGGACTGCTGGATGATGAAGGCAACCCCCATCCCGGAGAGGTCGCAGTTGAGGGCATCCTTGCTCTGCTACAGGCGGACATCGATCAAGTATTCTCCAGTGGTGTTATTGCTATACAGGCTCGTGAGCACTTTGCAGAACAGACTGGGAATGACTATGAAACAGATGGCAACATCATTCGCGTTGACTTTGGAGCCAAACAGTGAGAAGTAAAAAAGATGTGGTGAACAACCCGCCACACTATAATCAGGCAGGGGTCGAGTGTATTTCTGCTATTGAAGCCGCAACAGATGAAGGCTTCGAGTATTACCTACAGGGTAATATCATTAAGTATCTATGGAGATACCGCTACAAGAACGGTGTAGAGGACTTGAAAAAAGCTCAATGGTATCTCACCAAGTTGATAGAAATAAAGGAGAAGTAACATGTCGAATCAGCTACCCACCATTTACCAGCAATTCATCCACAAGTCGCGCTATGCCCGTTGGATCCCAGAACATAATCGTAGAGAGACATGGGAAGAGACTGTCCGTCGTTATATGAACTTTATGTGTGATCACCTCAAGACTGAGCACGGTTACGACGTTAACGAATTGTTTGCTGAAGAATTGGAAAATGCTGTTCTCGACTTGAAGATCATGCCATCTATGCGGGCTATGATGACTTCTGGATCAGCACTGGAACGAGACAACGTTGTGGGATACAACTGCTCGTACCTACCTGTAGACAGCCCCCGTGCGTTCGACGAGTGTATGTACATTCTGATGTGTGGCACAGGCGTGGGCTTTTCTGTTGAGGAGTCTCAGGTGTGCAAGCTGCCTATCGTGAACGAACACTTTGAGGAGTCCCCGACTGTTGTGCACGTTGCCGACAGCCGTAGCGGATGGGCTAGGGCGTTTCGTGAACTGCTGTCTCTGCTGTATGCTGGACAAGTCCCATCGATAGATGTGTCGTCTGTTCGCCCATCCGGGGTTCGTCTGAAGACTATGGGAGGCCGTGCCTCTGGGCCGGAACCTCTGCTTGAGTTATTTAACTTTTGTATCGACATCTTCAAACGTGCCGCTGGTCGTCGTCTCAAAGCAATCGAGTGTCACGACATCATGTGCAAGGTCGGTGAGATCGTTGTCGTAGGTGGCGTTCGTCGTTCTGCACTGATTAGTTTATCTGATCTTTCTGACAGGGAGATGTCCCACGCCAAGTCTGGCAACTGGTGGGAGAACGATGGACACAGAGCATTGGCTAACAACTCTGTATCGTACTCCAAGAAACCCGACATTGGAACGTTTCTAAAAGAGTGGCTGTCTCTGTACGACAGCAAGAGCGGGGAGCGTGGCATCTTCAATCGTGAAGCCGCCAAGATGAAAGTCGCTGAGAACGGACGACGTGACCCCGAACACGACTTCGGTTGTAACCCGTGCAGTGAGATTATCTTGCGTCCGTACCAGTTCTGCAACCTGTCAGAGGTAGTTGTTCGTCCTACAGATAGTCTCGAAGATTTGAAGCATAAGGTTCGTCTCGCAACCACGCTGGGTACGTTCCAGAGCACCCTCACCAACTTCAAGTATCTGCGTAAGATCTGGGAGAAGAACACCAAAGAAGAACGTCTTTTGGGTGTGTCCCTGACAGGTATCATGGATCACCCTGTGCTGTCCAAGACAGAGGATTCTGTGCGTTGGCTAAGTGAAATGCGCCAAGTGGCTATTGACCAGAACGCATATGTGGCAGACCAGATCGGTATCGAACGGTCTACCGCCATTACCTGTGTGAAACCATCCGGCACTGTATCGCAACTCGTCGATGCTGCCAGCGGTATCCACGCACGACATAACCCCTATTATGTTCGAACTGTACGAGGCGACAACAAAGACCCGCTGACACAGTTCTTGGTTGAGCAGGGCATACCCAGTGAGCCAGACGTTATGAAGCCAGACAACACAACCGTATTCAGCTTCATTACACGTTCGCCGCACGGTGCCACTTGCCGCAATGACATGTCAGCTATCGACCAGCTTGAACTGTGGAAGCTGTACGCTCTGCACTGGTGTGAGCACAAACCATCTGTTACCATCAGCGTCAAAGAGGACGAGTGGGTCAAGGTGGGTGCATGGGTGTACGACAACTTCGATCTGTGCAGTGGCATATCGTTCCTGCCGTTCACTGACCACACCTACAAGCAAGCCCCGTATCAGGACATCAGTGAGGAAGAGTACAAGGGCAACTACCAGAAGGTATCTAACGTCAACGAGGACGGTATCGCGGAGTGGTCTGAGATAAACCTCAAGATACCTGACGACATAGACTGGTCGGGGCTCGAAGCGTTCGAGACAGAAGATTCAACCAATGGCAACCGGGAACTAGCCTGTTCTGCAGATGCCTGTGAAGTAGTAGATATAGTTGCAGCGGAGTAAAACAATGATGATTTCAGTAGACGTAACCGAAGATATGATGAAACAGGCCGCTAAGAAGGCCGCACAGATGCAGTTCCTTACTGGTAGCATTACCAACGGAACGAGCAACGTTCTGGGAAGTCTTGGTGAGGTCATCGTTCAGAACCACCTCAATGCCTCCCCTAGCAACACGTTCGACTACGACCTGATGCACAAGGGCAGACGCATTGATGTCAAGACCAAGCGGTGTGACTCCGCCCCTCTGTCCTATTATGACTGTTCTGTTGCTGCACATGGGTCAGACCAAAACTGTGACGAATACATCTTTGTCAGAGTGTTGCACAACATGAAGCGGGCTTGGATATTAGGCAGCATATCTAAGTCTGAGTTCTACGAATCCGCGACTCGTCACAAACGCGGAGAAGTTGACTCTCGTAACAATTACACGTTCCGTGCTGACTGCTACAACATACCAATCAGTAAGCTAAAGGACGTAGGATGAAACAAAAAGCAAAAACCAAGATAGATGATCTGTTCTCTCTCCGTATGGGTATGACCCGCTCCGGAGACATCAAGATGGAGATGGACTACGTAAACGCAGAAGTGTTTACCAAGACTATGGAAGAACACGCCCCTGAGTTTGATGATACATGGAAGGTTGCATCACTGCTCCGGTATCTGAAAACAAAGGGCGAGGAGATAATGGAGAAGTCTAATGGATACGTCACCTGATACAGAGGACAAGGAACTAGAACAAGCTCGTAAAGATTCCCGCCAGATGGAACTGCCTATTGACCCAGCGGACAGAGACTGGTATTACGATGGGAATGGAGTCAAACGATATATAGACAGCGACAAACCTGTGGAGTAAGCAATGCACAAAGATAAAGTAACACCAACAGACGATCTATCATGGTGGATCAAATGGGCCGGAACTCTGATGTTTCTGGCTGCTCTCATTACACGGGCATCAGGCATCAGCCCTGCTCTGGACATAGCCCTGTCCTTTAACGGAGCAGTATGTTGGCTGGTTGTAGGATGGCTGTGGCACGACAGAGCACTAATCGTTCTCAATGCAGTAGCCAGTGTGTTGCTGATCATTGCCTTTATTAACACGACGGGAGTATAACAATGAGTGAATCACAGAAAGTAGTCATCGACGACAAAGAGTACGCCATGACGGACTTCACAGACGAGCAGAAATACTTTGTCTCGCAACTGTCAGATATTCATAACGAGCGGTCACGTCTTGAGTTCAAGATTGCACAACTGAACGCTGCACACCAGATGTTTACGACAGTTCTCAAACAGAGCATCAACGCTGAGTAGGGAACGCAACATGTTGGAAGCACTAATACTAAAACTAGAGGGTGAGATAGCCGTTGCCAAAGCTAACGTCAATGTCTACCTCAATCACTCTGTAGGCATCGGAGAGCACCCTGATGTTGTAGAGGCCATTGAAACGCAGATAGAGAAGATAGCCGCCGCACAGGAGAAGATAGACACGATACGCCAGCACTTTGGATAAAAAATAACCCCGGCAAGAACTAACCTGCCGGGGTCTTTTTGTGTATAGGTCGGGTTTACCCCGATCTTTTTTTTATGCTAGGTCGTTTTTACCTTTTCCGTCAGCGGCAAAAACAGGCACTTTCTTGCCTTTTACTGTGGTCATAGGCAGCTTACCGCCCATAGCCATCATGCTTTTTCCCATCATGGGATTGGGCATCTTGTTCATTCCTGTTGACATGGTGTTGTTGATCATGCCACCCATCTGCTTCTTCTTCTTGGGCTTCATGGTCGCCTTACCACCATACATCATGGGCTTGCGAGACATTCCGCCGTACCGCATCCCCTTTGGTCCATTTCCGTAGGTTTTCATTTTCATTGTCCTTTCAGAGTTTTCATTTCTTGGTTTATTTGAGTATAGGATGTAGGTAGAGTTATGTTCTCTATTCTGGGATCTCTTCGGGTTGTCTCCCCGAAGAACCCTTTTAAACCTCGTCCAAACGCTGAAGCTGTCGCTATTCCGCTTTCAACGAGAGGTACAAACAGCCCGCCTGAATTTTCTTCATCATTGTGGCGGTAGATATCAAGAGCGGCGTAAGTTAACATAGTGTCAGCTATTCTCACTATCTTTGCCTCTCCGGGCTTTTTACCGGACTTGACGATATCAATCAAGTCTCTGCCTAGTTTAGGATCTTCTAGCATTGATCTAAACATTTGCTGATTTGCCAAACGTCCTTGTCTAGCTGTTAACTGAATTGTCCACCAACGCAAGCTGCCTCGCCCCGTTGATACAGCCCATATTTTGTTAAGTTCCGTATCAAAGTTGTAGGGAGTGGTGAATCCTCTGATGTTAACTTTTCCAGTGTCTCTATCTAGAACGCCTGTTGCAAGTTCTTGTAAATCACGTATGATCTGCGTGGATTCAGGATTAAACTCCTCAATAGCAGCCATGAGTTCTTTATCATTTACTAATTCCGATAGCTTCGTTGGGTCTAAGCCGCCTCGTTTATCTTTTACTCTTGAAGACATTTCGTAGGCCATCACAGAAAATATCTCTCGATTAAACACTTCTCTTGCTTTTTCCGCACTGATGTTTTCACCAAGCTCACCTGCAACGGCCCGTGCTACATGAGCTTCTCTAGCATCTAGTATAAGTCGAAATCCGTTAGGAGTTCTAATGGTGCTTGAGATGACTGCACCCGGTCTATCAGTGACTCCTTCAAGTCCTGCTACAACTCGTTTTATGTTATCATAGGCGTTGCTTCTAAGGTTTCTTTCAGCCTCTCCCATACGTCTTACTTCCGTAAGTTTAGCTTTTAAATCTGCGCCAACCCGTTTTACCCCTACAGAGTAATCTGATACAAAATCTGTGCTCTCGCGGGATAACTTACGACGAGCCGCTCCGGTTGTTGTCGGAGCCATTTCATAAAAATTCGTTATGTCTATAACCTCATACAGGCGTTCTTGACTGATAAGTTGTTGAGGATTGTCGAAGTCTATCGAACCGTCTGCTCTACGAGGGTACGTAGGGACGCGACTGAACATGTCAACTAAATTTAAGATTTCCGTATCAGTCATCTTCTCTATGGGTTTGTATGCAGTAGAGCCTCCCCCCATTAAATTAGAAAGCTGTTCAAGCTGTCCTTGATTGATTCGATATCCCAGTGCTTGTCCCGATTTTCCCAAACGAAGTATTTCCTGTCCGGGCTTAGACAACCAAAGTTTAGCGTCTGATACAGATTTCAAGAGATCTGCTGTTCTTGCAGCAGCCTCTTCCCCTGCCACCAAGAAGAAACCCTCTCTTCCATCAGGGCCCATCTCTAAGGAAGAACCGAATATTCTGGCAAAGTCAGAGCCGATAGTTTGGCTGGCAACCATCTGAGGGTTGCTCGAACCTTCAACTTTTGTCAGAGCCGCGTTTATTATGTTGTCTACTACTTCTGCAGGTTTTACCGCTGTTTGAGTTGATAAAGTCTCTATACCATAGGTAGATACTTCAGGAGTATTATAGCGCATCTGGTACTCTGTGTTGAACCTGTTCGCTGTTTTCAGGCGTTCCGAAACTTCAATCAAAGGGGTGCGTTCTCCATAGTAATTTTCTTGGAAACCTTTTACCGGATCGCCAGCATCCCTTAATAACTCTCTGCGTTTGGTTATTAGAGCCTTACCTAACTCTGTAGTTGGATCTGCAGACCTTCCCAAAAACTTTGTTATGTTATGAAAAGATCGTGGGGAAATAGGCATGGTGAGATTATCGCTAAACTGTCTCGTAAAACCTAGCTCTGCTAGATCTTCTGGATTTCCTTTAGATCCTACCTCTTTGAAAAAATCCCAGACATCTGTTGGCGTGTTACCCTCCAAAGCTGCATCGCTCATGGCTTCAGTGAAGCCTATTTCGTCTTTTAACGTGTTTCTAAAAGTAACTAAAGACTGCAACACTTCTTTATCAGACATATCTGGGGTTATCTGTACTGCTTGAACTATGACGGGATTATTTCTAAACTCGTCCATAGCTGCTGCGTTGAAGAACTGTTTACGAACTCGTTTTTGAGGCGTGGCACCTGCAGACAAGAGCATGGATACTTTATCAGTCTCTGAAAGTTCTAAATCAGTTTCTGTAACGATGTCACCGAAATCGTCATCTAATCTATTAAATACAGTATCTTCTTTGCCTAAACTAGCGTACAGAGTCGTACCGTCCATACGAGCATCTGGATGTTCAGTTCTAACGGCTTCATACAGAGAATCTCGTATTATTCCGTCAGCTTCTTTACGGTCTGAAAACTCACGAACAGTATCTATTGATCTGGTTTCAGTTGTTTTTGCTGCGCCTACGTCAGCATGTAACCTGCCCTTTTCAGCAAATGCGTCTCTCGTTGCACGGGCAAGTCGTTCTGTCTCTTCCAAATAGCTTTCTATGTCTGTAAGAAATCCGTCCTCTCCAGTATATCTACTGAGAACTTCTCGGTGTTTTGCATCTAAAATCTCGCGGGCGTTGAGTGTAGTTATCTCTTTACCATCTGATGCACGTATTACAGTGCCTGATGTTAACAAGGTATTTACGTTTGCCTCAAGCTCTTGTCGCACCTGTTCAAATTCATCAAAGTCTTTAGCTATCTGTGTTTCAGTGCTTGTTTGTATTTTTCCAAAACTTTCAATTATCCCTTGAAACTCAGGGCTTGTTTTAAGCTCTTCAACCTGAGACATTCTCGCTAAAGTCTCTCCAATGCGTCGGTTTAAAAGCTGTCTTTGATATATTACATCCTGACTTGTGATAGCTGTACCAAGTCGCGTCATAATATCTGATGCCATAACACGAGCGTTAAAGTAATCGGTGACTTCTTTAAGAACGGCTAGTCCTGTTATGTCAGCAAGAAGGGTAGGTATTTCCCCTTCCCTAAACGCAGGTTGTCCATCTGGAAGTGTAACTTGCATCAAACGCTCTTCCAGATCCCCGAACAGTCTTATCTTCTCTTCAACAAGAGCTTGTTGTTCGGGGGGCATTGAGGACCAGAGTTCTCTGTATATTTCATTATACTCAGACTCGCCACCAAGCCATTGACCAAAGGTGAGGGATGCAGGGACTTCTCTGTCTACATCTATTCCAGAATCAAGTATCCTATTTTTAGCCTGATAAAATCCTCTAAGCATAGACCGAAAAGCCGCTTGACCTCCCGGAATAGCATTTACGGGTATTGACACTCCCAATTTTGCTGTGCCTTTTACGCCGCTTCTGAGAAGAGTAAGACCGAAAAAAGCACCGAAGAAGTCCCCTACAGGACGAAAGTCTTCACTGAATGAAGAGGACAGGGTATGTCCCATTAGAGCAGAGCCACCAGCAGCCCAGAATTCGTCCCCCGCTAGTTCTGATACAACTCTGGGAACATACTGGTCTACGTACAGGGCTTTTCTGGCAGCGACTTGCTTTGCGTACCCCAGAGCTCGTAGTTTTTCTCTCTTTACTATTGAATCAACACCTGCTGCTTCAGAGAACAACTGAGTGGCTTCATCCTCAAGTTTCGTAAATTTTTCAGCGGCATCAAGAGCAGCTTTAGAGGTTTGTCCGCCTACTACGACTCTAGTAAGAGACGCGCCTACGTTTACAAGATCCATCTTTCGGTTGATCAGCATGTTACGAATTTTGAATTTTTGTAACCACTGCCTCGTGTTTGCTTCCGCCCACTCATTAAGAACTGCTCCAACTATGACTCCCTGTTTGTTCGCCATATCCACAGCTTCTTCATACGTTTTAGCTTGAGGAAATTTCTTCATAAACATGGGTTTAAAGGAACTATTGAATAGATAAGCCCCTCGTGCTCCCATGTAAACAGCCTCACCCGCTGCGAACGCTACAGCTTCGGGGGCAAGTTCCGTTAAGTATTCTACAGCGTCGTCATTAAAGCCGAGCACGGTACGTGCTTGATCCGTTGTAATACCAAAGCTATCAGCAAGCATGTCTTCAGCGTAAGGCAGGTACTCCAGCTTGATACGCTTAACTCCGTCTTCACCCACAATTACTTTATCTTGTTCTTCTGGGTTGTCAAGAATCCTTGCTCTGAGTATTGTGTTCGCGCCTATAGACATGAACGCCATACTTTCTGGATCAGTCATAGCTTGTTCTATGCTGTCTGCAGCTAACCCTATGCTCTCTGCCAGCATTTGATTTTGCTCTAATTTGGTCTCTACGCCTTCAAGACCGATATTAGCAATCCCTATTGCTATGTTTGTAAAGAATCTGCCTAAATCGTTTACAGTCTCATTAAATTCTATGCTTTTAATCACTCTGTTATCGTGGAGTTTAAGCAGTCTGTTTATCATATACGGATTGTCTATTCCGTTAGCAACTAAAAGGTTAGCATAACGTTCTCTAATCAGTCCCTTATCTTCCTCTGATGTAGTAACAAGATTCATCAGGCGACCTAATACTTCAGGCTCCTCGTAGACTATTCTTCCACGATCATCTATGTATCGCCCTGTTAAGTCTAGGTTTTGTTGAAACTGGGGTAGAGCCACCTGTCGGACACTAACATACTCCACCGTGCCATCTTGTTTTACTACTGGCTGGCTTATTACTTTAGTTGATGTGTCTGTCTCTGGTGTTTTAAGAGCTAAAACCACTGATCCTCTTTTGACAAGAGTTTGAACGCGATTCTGATTACTGGGACTAAACCCCACAAAACGAGAATTAGAAACGTTAAAGTTACCGCCGATGATCGATCCCGGTAGTAGAGATCCGTCTGTATCATAAGGCGTATAGAACCCGTAAGCACCATCAATTAATTCAATTAGATTTGCGTCCTCTTGGGCATCTCCAGTTGAGAATACCTCATTAAAGAGAACGCTTTCAGGTTGCACCGGATTTATGGTTTGAATACGTTCAACATCGTTACGAATAGCCGTGCTTCCAGAGAACATAGTTCCCGTCTGAACTGGAAAAAATTCAGAGCGTTTTACTTTAGCCTCTGTCTCTATTCTCTCCATCTGCTTTTCGGTATCAGTTTTTATAGGAGCATCGGATATGATATCAGATGTTTTCTCTGTTAGAATCGGTGCAGGTTCTTCTGGAACAGGAGCAGTCTCAACGGGCTCTTGTTCTTTTTGTGCAGCGTCATCCCTTGTCAGAATCGGTACGGGTTCCTCTGGAACAGCAGCAGTCTCAACGGGCTCTTGTTCTTTTTGTGCAACGTCATCCACTGCTTGAACTGCCGCAGTTGGGTCAGTCAGGTTTATCATTTCATCTGATATGGCTTGTGACATATTTTACCTTATTCAAATAGCGTCGGTCGAATTGCACCGAATTGAGAATCTGCAAATTCTGGCTGTTGTTGTAGCTCTGTTATTACAGAGTTTCTAAAATTTTGTAGAGTTTGTCTTTGACCTGCCAAACTCGTATCGTTAAATCCTTGTACTCGTAACATGCTGTCGGCCCCATACATCTGTTGCAAAAGAAAAGCATTTTGCATACGAGGTAAGATATCAGATGTTATAGCCTTTTGGTACTCTATTTCACGTGTAGTTCTAGCACTAAGCAAGTCTAGAACTGCTAACGCTGCACCCGGAGTTGCAAAGATACCCGTCAAACCCAAAGACTCTTTAGCATTTTCAACGTCAATATTTGACAGTCGGGCGTTACCAGTAGAACTTTCCAAAGATCTCGCAATGTTGTAAGCCAGTTGATTAGTTAGAAAACTGACAATTTTGTCGTAGTTAGCTTGTTCTTGTATAGCTTCGACTGAATCTAAACCCTTTAAAAATTCTGTAAGACCATCAATATTATTAGTTACATCTGCACGATCTTTATAAGGAGAAGCAAGTTGGTCCAGAGCGTTTAGAAGACCTGCTTTAAACTTAGTAAGACCAGCACCTACTGTTCCCTGTTGTTGGCCTTTTAATGTGGTGATTGCGTATTGTAAATCTGCAATGTTAGTTTGAAGGGCTTGCAGAGTTGTTAGTTTATTATTTTGTACAGTCACATCGTCCGAAGTTTTAATTCCTAGAACATTCGCTTTAAAATCAAGAATTCTGTTTCTTGTAGATACTGTTAAATCTAAAGTTTTAGTAGCCTCTCCCGTATACAATGCTTGTGCGGGGGTTGCATACTGCATCAAACTAACAGTGTTACCAAACCCTATCTTATTTAAAACAGGGTCTATATCTTGTCTTATAGCAGCCACTTGAGCAGGACCAGCAGATAACTTTCCTGTTACTGCCGTGCTTATATTACCGGAATTGTAATGCCCATTTATTGCCACAACCGCATCTATGCTCTGTTCTTGTGTAAGCGTAGTTTTATTTGATATTGTGTTTACTCCCTGTAGCACAAACTCAAAATGGTCTTTTGGATCTCTTAAAAATGTTGATTGTGCAGCAACTTTTACTAGGGGTTCTGCTTGAGCTTGAACTTCTGGATCATCTAACGACTTAGTTACACCGTTTGGAGTAGTCACCGTTCTAGGTCTGATAATTGCATCAGTTCCTTGCACCTCTACAGTAACATCCGGAGCTAGTCCTAAAAGTGATTGTACTCTAGTGCTTTTTCCTATGGATTGAGCTGCTTTTTCTATTATGTAGTTCTGTTTAGCTACAGGCATTTCTTCAAAGCCCGGTATTTTTCCAACTATGGGCTGAACGCTAACTACTTTCCCATTTACTGTATCTGTAACTGTCCCCTGTTCGTATAACTCAGCGAGTGTGGAGGTAACAACAGCGTCATACCTGAGTAAGCTATCTCTAACTTCTGGTTCGTAATCATTGGGGTTAAGTTTCCACTCGTCATACTTAAACAATTCAGATGCTCTCACTAGAGCAGGATCATTTTTATTTACAAAGCTAGAGGGAGTCCCGTTCATGTGTTCACGTCTTTGAAGATCGGCACTTAATACTGCCATGTCTTCCCCGTTAGCTTGTCTTTGCCCTGAAAGAAATTGAATTTCTGGTGTTCTAACATAAGCCGCATCATCACGCGCAATCTGATTGTAAGCGACTTTACCCTCCGTCATCCTTTTAAGAAGGCTGGCTTCACGTTTAGCTTGAAGATCTATGTTCTCGCTGTAACGTTCAGAGGCTCCTTTTGCAAATCCTAAAAAAGCAGCAAGCATTAGACAGACTCCTCATCACGTGTTATGAACCCGCTCGTCGGAGCAGGTGAGTTAGCTTTCTGTTGACGTTTCACAATCTCTTCTTCTCGAACTTTCAACTCTTCCTGCTCGTCTTCGTCCTGTTTCATCTGAACAAGTTTAGCAAGTTGCGGGTTTTCTTCTTCCATCAGATTCATCATGGTGTTCTCAAGCTCGACCTCGTCAATGTCTTCTTGATACGTGGGTTGAGGGGTAAGACGAAACGGACCCATGAAGTCGTCCTCAAGGGCTATATCGGTAAGAATTAAATTAACAGCGGGCTTGATTATCTCCGCAACATCAGGATTAAACTGGTTTTCTGCATACCCTGTAATAGCAATAGTTTCAGCAATGGTTGATACAGGTATGCCCGCATAGATATATGCCTTTGTCTTGTCCCGGTTTTCTGGAACGTTCAAACCATCAATGACGCTTTGAAGAGCATCCTCCGGATCAACAAATTTTTGAGGTGTAGCCTTCATGTCTTGCGTCATCCAGTATCCGGCAGGAGCACGACTCAGCATTTTATCTTTAAAGGGTCTAGTTTTTGCCATTACAGTTATGCCATTTTTGTTTTAACAGAAGTAGGTCTTGGTCGAGGTGTTGGGGCAGGAACAGCTTGAGCAGCAGAGTCCAACTTAATACGAGGTCCTGCGGCACTTCGTCCTCCAACCCTACGAATTGCATCTGCGACTATAGGATTATTAGATTTAAGAATATTCTGTGCAGCATTGACTACCGCAGGGTTTTGAGACACAAACGCAGTTGGTTTACTTGATGTCGCTTGTGTTAATTTTTTAGTTCTAGTTGCGCCTGACAAATTAACGCGCCTTGTTTTTGAACTAGGGGCTGCAAACCCACTACTTCCACTCTGTCCCGCTAAGATCGCATCCAGTTTTTCTTCTGTAGTTTGAGGCTTGTCGGGGCTGTAATAATTAAAAACGTAATTAAGTCCACTTTTTGCCTTATCAACTAAACTCATAATTCTATTCCTTTAAAAACTTTATGGTGTTTTTGTAGATGGTGTTTTTGTAGCGGGAGTTGAGAACTTATTTTTCAATATATCTGAAACAAGACCGCCAACACCAGCAGCAGCAGAGAACATCATCTCCTTATCATACAGATCAGAGTTAGCGTCGGCTTCCATAGCAGCTACAGTAAGCTGATGCTGACGCTCCAACGTGTTTTCAGCAGTCTGCATAGCCCATTGCACTTTATCCCGGTAATCATTCCATAAATTATTCTGAGCTTGTGCAGTCATGTTGAACATGTTCTGTGCGTTAATCCGTGCTGCCTCGTTCGCAGCTTGTGTATCAGCGGTGTTCTGTTGCCTACGCCACTGTGCGTTGGCCTGATCTATCTGAGCTTGCATGTTAGCGTTAAACTGTTGACGCTGATTATCCAAGTTAGAAACGAACTGTCGCATCGCATTTGCTTCGTTAACGTTGAACTGCTGTTGAGCAGCTAGACGATTAGCATTAGCAGCTTCTACTGATACATCAAGTTGGGCGTAGAACTGGTCAACTTGCGCTTGAGAACTTGCGTTGAAGTTACGTGCAGCGTTGGTCGCAGCTTGGTCGGTGAACAACTTCTGTAACTCACCCTGATACGTAATCTCTGACCTGCGTTGATCACCCGTCAAGTTCTGTGTGTCTATAGCCAAGAACGACCTAGCGTTGTTGACCGCAGCGTTCATCCGGGCATCCAAGTTAGCTTTGTCCATCGCGGCGAACACGCTGGCGTTCTGCAACGCTGCCTGTTGCTGGTTGTTCAGGTTAGTTAGCTGCATCGCCCCGTAACGATCAGCGTCAGACTTCGCAATCGGGATACCCGCTTCCATGATGGACTGCGTGATGGCTGCAGCCGCCATAGAGGACGAGCCCAGTCCTCGTGCTTGCATCTGAGCAGTAACGGAACGGATGGCTGGGCTTGCCCACGCCGGAGGATCTTTGCCCTCCTCGAACGACTTGAACAGTTCACCTAGCTGGTACTTAACTGTGGAGCGTTCGTCTACTACACCTGTTGCGGCCTGTGCGATTGCACCCTCAGATACCGCACCCTGAATGTCCCCGATGATAGCTTCAGACGAGAGCTTACCCTGTACGGCTTGAGCTTCAGGAGTTCCGGGGGCAACATACGCTTCGTACTGCGCTGCGGCCTCTTTTATCGGTGGGGTTACTTGTAGAGGAGCCTCTGTTTGAGCCACTTGAACATCTTGGGCTTCGAGGGCTTCTGGCGCAACTTGTATGGTTCCTTCAGACGAAATCTTCTCAGGTACAATGACTGTTCCTGCGGGGGCTTGAGGAGTTGCATCTCCTATGCCCGCCTGTTCGTCCATCTGTTGTTTAATATCTGTTGCTTGACTCATGTTACAGTACCTTGATAAGCACGATGGCGATAACTGCGATAGTAAAAGCGGAACCCATTATGATACTTCCTATCTTGATGAACTCAAGGGTCTCTTCACGCTGTTTACGTTTTATGCGTTTAGCCTCTGCTATTCGTTCCTTTTCCTCTTGTATACGTTTGGCTCGTTCGTTGACGATCTGTCTCCACGTGCCGTATCCGAAACGGTTGTTGATCAGGATGCTTATCTCTTCCATCTGCTCTTGTGCTAACTTTGCATCGATAACACTGCTGGCAGCATCCTTTGTTTGCCCTATTAGGCTCTTGCTGCCGAAACGTTCCTGCTGTACTTGTTTCTCTCCCGCAAAAAGTCCGTCAATGGCACCTGCAATATCCTTGATGTCGTTAGCCGTGTTGATGTTTGATTTGATAAACTCAACCGACTTTTGAACTAGCGTTATCCCAGCTAGTCCAGTTGATATCGGGTCCATTGTTTCCCTCCTTAGAACCGATTTAATAACGCTGTGTTAATACTCTGTCTAACTTATCCTCAAGACGGTGCAAAGCGTCCATCACCTCGCGCATCTCTTCTTTTAATTCTACTTTGGTCGCAAACTCTTCACGAGTTTTGTTAAGTAAAATATCCATGCGCTTTACTTCATTTATAAGATTGCGGAATGAATATACGGCTGGCGCGATTACCAACGTAAGAATAACATTCCAAAACATCATGGGACTAAGATCCATTGCTAGTCACCCGGTGTTTCTTGACTATCCGCAAAAGTCTCATAAGCAGACTTCACGCTGTCCGTCCAAACCGCATTGCACACCGCCTGAACGGTTGCATCCTCGCCAGAAATGTCTGTGTCACCCCAAGTGTCACCAGACTTCGTGCGGCAGTGCAAAACGTGTCGGTGATAGGTGCGGCTAAGTTCTACACCATCATCCTTTACGATTGTTGCCGTGCGAACTTGGACGTTTTTATGTTCGCCTCTGACCTCGCAATCGTATTCAAATTCTTTAGTTAGTGCCATTTTTATCTCCTAATCTTTTAATTTGTAAGGTATGTAGCATTTAGGATTAAGTAAGTATCACTGCCCAAATACGTCCCAATCATTGTCGCACTATTAGTTCTGGCATCAGCAGATGCTAGTGTGTAAAGATTAATGTAATCTTGATTTGTTTGAACAATTCCGTGTGTAGGATTAGCTGTATTGAAATTAGCTCTATACCCAACACTAACTGACGGTAAAACATTTGCAGTATTTGCCGCCGTAAAAGGCAAACCGCCTACCCCAAGATGAGAACTTGCGCTTGTTGACCCAGCCGCCGTGCTTTTTAAGTAAATCTCAACTGTGCAAACATTTCCAACTTTTGTATATTTTCCACTGTTAATGCTTGTGGTACAGCCTGAAATGGCACTGCCAGCCTGTACAAAAATTGGCGTAAACGTGCCCTCTTCATAATCATCCAGCGCATTGACGGCAGCGGTGTCGCCGTTGAAAGATATGCCGCCACCAGACTGGATACGCAAACGCTCAGTAGATTGTGTAGCAAAAGCCATTGCATCATTAGCGTGTTGATATTCTATATAACCCCTATATCGGTCAGTGCCCGATGTGCCATCTGCAAAACCAATAGAGTGAGTGCCGTTTGTGGGTGAGAATAAAGTAATCCCGCCAGAAGAAGAAGTACTACCTATAGAAACATCAATCGAACCCGCAACACCGCTATTGGTTGAGCCGATTTGTATGTTGCCACCTGACGTAATACGCATACGTTCTGACCCGCCTGTTTCGACGGTAACAGTGTCGGCATCAGCGAAACGGATTGCAGTGTTAGTATCTCCTGAGTGAATTATTTTATCACTAATGGTCAGGTCGCCACCTACAGATACGTCCTGTGCAAACTCACCGGAGAACAACCCAAACGTGTCAAACGCCAGTATCTCTAGCGTGTCGTTTGCGGAGGCACCGCTGTCCAGCACGATGCTTGTGCCGCTAGTGGCGGTGTAGTCTGTCTTGTCTAGCTTAACGCCGTTGAGAAATACATCCGTGTATTCGGAATCTGTGTATGTTAGGGTGCGTCCAAGACTGTCAGATCCAGTGAAGCTGGTCTGCCCTGCTGTGGCTGTGTAGACAAACCTGCCTCGAAGACCACTGCCCGGTTCTTTGCCTATGTATGCCATTATTCGGCCTCCGTAATCGTTAGTGTACCAGCTTCTACTTGGCGTAGGATTTCGGCGTAGTGGCGGTTGGCTGGGTCGAGGGGGACATACATAGTTGTTCCGTCAACAACAACCTCTATTGAGGTATTACTACCATCAGTAGCGATATATTTTGCTAATGAAAAATCTATAAAATTATCCATGTTTATAGCTCCGCATCTGCAAGAAC